CTGTGACAACATTCATCGAAGACAACCCAGGTTCGGGTGTGTTCGTTTCAGAAACAGTAACAGCAGAACCAACCATAAATGGTAATTCAGCATTGCACACTGTGGCTTATTATCTTGACGAAGCAGTTGGTGACATAGTTGTACAAGGCACCCTTGCCAATCAGATTGATGGAAACACATTTTGGACAGACATTAATACATTCGCATCCACAGATGCAAATAACTTGAAATATGTAAACTTCAATGGAGTGTACAGTTATTTGAGATTCAAACACACACTGACTTCTGGTAGTGTTACCAAAATATTAATTCGAAATTAATTGACTTTTATCACATTTTAACTTATAATAACAGCATGAACATTGTGCTTGACGTTTTACAAACTTATCTTCCTGCCAAAAGAAAACAAACACCCAGTGGTTGGGTGGCTTTTAATGCACCGTGTTGTGGACACAATGGAACAACTCCTGACACTAGACAAAGAGGTGGATTGATTGCTAAGGCAGACGAGAGTGTGAGTTTTCATTGTTTCAACTGTGGATTTAAAACGAGTTGGCGTATTGGGAGAAACTTATCTTATAAAATGAAAAAATTTATGAGGTGGTTGAATATGCCCGATGATGTAATCACAAAACTAGCACTTCAAGTTTTACAACAAAAGACAGATGATACAGGATTCAAGTCAATTGTCACACTTCCAAAATTTACAATTAAAGAACTTCCGCCCAAAGCAAAACCAATATACGAGTGGGCAACATACAAAGATTTAGAACCCAGTGGAGTTGATAAAGATTTATTTTCTGTGATGGAATACATTGCTAAAAGAAAATTAACACTCGATGATTATGATTTTTACTGGAGTCCTGAAGCAGGATTTAGAGATAGATTAATCATACCTTTTATTCATCAATCAAAAATTGTGGGATACACAGCCAGGAAAGTTGTGGAAAGCAAAGTGAAATATTTGTCAGAACAACAACCAGGATATGTGTTTAACACAGATGCACAAGATGATGATAGAAAATATATTGTAGCAATGGAAGGACCTATCGATGCTATTGCCGTTGACGGGATTGCGTTACTGGGTAGTGAAATTAAAGAACAACAATCAACATTGGTAAACAGTTTAGGAAAACATGTGATTGTGGTTCCTGACAGAGATGAAGCAGGACAAAAATTAGTTTGGGATAGTTTCGAAGCAGGCTGGAGTGTGAGTATGCCGGATTGGGACCAAGATGTCAAAGACGTCAACGATGCTGTGTGTAAATATGGTAGACTTCATACATTGTATACAATAATAAAGAATGCTGAAGATTCACAACTAAAAACTAAACTAAGGATGAAAAAATGGTTCGCATAAAGAATTTTTTAAAAAAAGCGATCTCAATTTTGTTTTTTCCTATCACTAAACTTGTAAACTANATCAAGTACAAGAAGAAGATTAGAGAATTGCAAAAGAGAGACCCGTTCATATACAAGTAGAATGTATTACGTTTTAGAAGGAATACATAAAGACCCAATGGATATGAAAACATTGGACAACAAAACAAAAAAGGAATATGGTCCTATGAATAAAATAAAAGCCAACGAGTTAGCAAAATCGCTGATTCAAAGAAACATTGATGACTTTTATCACAGAGCATGGGTAATTGAAAGATGATCATTTGGGGAATAACAGGAAATAATCACGATGCCAGTTTGGCAGTGATGGAATGGAAGGTAAAAGGATTAACGCCTAATTACCATCTTAGATTAAAATGGGCAGGCATGAGCAAAGATTTTAGTGGAGTTGCTGGAGATCCAACGTTGTGTCCTAAACTGATGGCAGAAGTAAGAGCAAATCCTAAATGGGCCTACCCTGCAAAGATTTATTTTTATGAAAAGCCTTGGAAGAAAACTATGAGACAACTGATTGCAGGACAAGGTTGGAAATGGAAAGAAAATGATATTAAAAAGTTTTTGGCAAAATCTGGTGTACACAATGTTCCTATAGAATATGTTGATCATCATCATAGCCATGCGGCATATGGATATTACACATCGGGATTTAAAAATGCGGCAGTTATTGTTTTAGATTCGATTGGTGAGTTTGAAACATTTACTATTTGGCACGGCAGAGGTACCAGGTTGGAGAAGAAGTACACACAACGTTATCCACACAGCATAGGTTTATTTTATTCAGCAATGACACAAAGATGTGGATTCAAAGCAAACGCAGAAGAATACAAATTAGAACAATTGGCGAAAAAAGGTAATTGGAGAAAGTATCATAGAATGATGATGGAAGAAATTATAGACACCAGAATGCCTTTCAAAACAAGAATAAATCTGCATAGAGGTTGTAATTGGTGGAGACCAGAATTAAACACAGAAGAAGACATGGCTGATCTAGCCGCAACTACACAGCACATTTTTGAACAAGTGTTGATGTGTGCAAGTTCGTGGATACAGATGCATATCAACACATCAAACATAGTTTTGGTAGGCGGATGTGCATTGAATAAAACTGCTGTGAGTAAATTAAGTGCAGTTTGGGATGATATATGGGTGCCAACAAATCCTGGTGATCCTGGATCGTGTATAGGTGCAGTGTGTGCCAAATATCAAAAGCACATTGACTTTCACGGAGAAATGTGGTATAATAAGGACAATGGTGAAACAAAATAAAGACTACGGTTACGAGATACAGAAACTGTATCTTGAAATGATGTTAAGTGACGCAGAAACATTTGTGCGTTGTCAATCCATATTTGATTACACACTGTTTGATAGAAAACTTCAAGAAACAGCAGACTTTGTTAACAAATATGTAGCAGAATACAACTCATTGCCAACATACGACATTGTGAACAAGTCGTGCAATATTGAATTAAAGCCAGCAGAAAGTTTGACTGAAGAACATTTCAATTGGTTATTAGATGACTTTGAAACATTTATCAGACACAAAAGTTTAGAAAGAGCAATTTTAAAAAGTGCTGATATGTTGGAAAACGGCGAGTACGGTCCTGTTGAAGAATTGGTCAAGAAGGCAGTACAAATAGGATTACACAAAGATATAGGAACAGATTATTTTGACGATCCCAAAGCAAGATTGATGGGGTTGAAAGATCAAAATGGACAAGTGAGCACAGGCTGGACAACATTAGACAGAAAACTGTTTGGCGGATTTAACAAAGGTGAACTTAACATTTTTGCTGGTGGATCAGGAGCAGGTAAGAGTTTGTTCCTTGCAAACTTAGGTTGTAATTGGGTATTAAATGGATTGAATGTTGCATACATAACTTTTGAATTAAGTGAAGCACTAGTAAGTATGAGATTAGATTCTATGCTGACTGATGTGCCTGCTAGAGAAATATTTAAAGATTTAGATGGTGTAGAAATGAAAGTTAAACTGCTTGGTAAAAAATCAGGCAAGTTTCAAATCAAATACATGAGCAGTGGTAAGAACACAAACGATTTAAGAAGTTATATCAAAGAATATGAAATTAAAACTGGCAGTAAACTAGATGTTATACTAGTTGACTATTTGGATCTCATGATGCCGATCAATAAAAAAGTATCACCGGCTGATCTTTTTGTAAAAGACAAATTTGTTTCTGAAGAATTAAGAAACTTATCAATGGAATTAAATGTAATATTTGTAACAGCATCACAGTTGAACAGAGGTGCAGTTGAAGAAATAGAATTTGATCATTCGCACATAGCAGGAGGATTAAGTAAAATACAAACTGCTGACAATGTGTTTGGTATATTCACATCAAGAGCGATGCGTGAGCGTGGTAGATATCAAATACAATTAATGAAAACCAGATCATCTAGTGGTGTTGGTCAAAAGATTGATTTAGAATTTGATATAGACAGTTTAAGAATTAGAGATTTAGCAGAAGACGAGTCGGGACAAAATTACGGTAGTGGTGGTGGTAATAGTACCATATACAATTCATTGAAAAAAACTTCAACAGTTATAGAAGATAATGCAACTGATTCGCCAGAACCTCAAGAAAAAGTTCCTAATCCTACAAAGGGAGAGTCGTTGCACAAAGCCAATACAGATAATACAGATCAAACAAAATTAAGGGACTTTTTAAAGAACCTTGATGACGAATAAATCATACAAAAGAATAGTAATACCCAAAGGTTTAGACTTAGGAACCAGTAGACGTACCTGTCTTCAATTGGCAAATACAATCAGTATAAGATCAGGTTTAGAAATATTTTCAGATGTTGAAAATATTCAACAAGGAGATTTGGTAATACTTGGCGGTGTTGGTGGACATGATGGTTTTCAAAAGTATCATGAGTCTTTTCAAGAAAAAAATATTGATTATGTGAACGTTGAAAAAGGATATTGTAATTGGTGGAAACCGGTTTACTGGAGAGTTACATTCAACGAAAATCAAATTTTAGATATAAAAGGTGAATACACCAACGAGCGATTTGTTAAATTTAAACTAAAAATAAAACAGTGGCAAATGGGGGAACAAGTATACATCGTTGCTCCTAGTCAAAATGGATTAGAAGTATATGGCATTAAACAAAATGTAGATCAATGGATAGAATCCACTACACAAGAAATTAAAAAACACACAAACAGACCAATCAAAATTAGAAAAAAGATGCCTAAGAAAGCAAGAGGTTCAAGAGGTTTTTGTAATTCTTTAGAAAACATTTACTGTGTGGTCAGTTTACACACCATGGCAATGACCGAAGCACTACGAGAAGGATGTCCTGTAATCAGTCTTGTGCCAGGCTGTGTAAAAGATTACAGTGTAAACTCAATTGATAAAATTAACAACTTGTACTACCCAGAAAACAGACAATACCTGTTCAACTGTTTAACCAATTTACAATTCAACTCTGACGAATT